GTTTACAATAAATAACAAAGGAGATTTATGGATCTGATAGACCAAAAGACCGATCACGACCTTGTGAAAAGTCTGTTAGCAGAAGTGGCCAAGGCCACAAATGAACTACGTTGTGCTCAAGGCGACGTTACCAAATCACAAAGCAGATTGCAATTTGCACTTGTTTTGCTGAACAAAATGATTGAAAGACAGGAGATCAAATGAAGTTATCACAATTGGCTGCCAAGCCGCAACTGATTCGAATCGAATTAGACACCCCCGAGATAGTAGAACAATACCGAGACACCCTGGAGTTCTGGGTCTATGACCGTCAGGACATGGATGTGTTTGTGAAACTGGCCACGCTGGATGTCAACAACTTTGAAAAACTCACAAGTCTTGTGAATGCAATGATTCTTGATGACACAGGTTCTCCAGTGGTCAAGGATGGACTCACACTGCCTAGCGATGTGCTGATGGCAGCGATTCAGAAAGTGATTGAAATCCTGGGAAAGCCTCAGAAGTCGATTTCAGAGACCCCAGCAGTGAAATGAGTCTTACGTTGACCATTGATTCAGTTTGCAAACGCTATGGCCTTTTGCCTAGCGAATTCATGAATCGTGGCAACAGTCTTGACCTTTACGTTGCTGATATTGCTCAACAGTTTGAGACTTATGTGCATAACAAACACATGAACAAGAACATGAACTCAGCTCCAGAAATTCCGGAGCTGAGTGAAAGCCAAATGATGTCCATGTTAGAACGTGTAAGGAAAGAAAAATGACAGTAAAATTCACAGTCGATACTAGACAGTTCAGCAAGATGATCGGCCTTGCTCGAAGTCAAGTAGATACAATTCAGACAGAAGCCTACCAGTATTTCCGCGATCACACTCCCATCCGATCTGGAAATGCTCGTAGGAACACTGTGCAAAAAGGTTCGGCCATTGTGGCTGCTTATCCTTATGCAGGTAGACTGGATGAAGGCTACAGCCGACAGGCACCTGACGGTATGACTGAGCCCACAGTAAACTATATTGAAAAGACTCTGATACCTCAAGCAGTGGGGAGAATAAATCGTGGCAAGTAATATTTCAGTCACGCTTGTTATTGACAACAAGCAATACATTGCAAGTTTAAACCAAGCAGATCGTGCTACCACAAACTTTGCCAAGACCACTGCAACCACTGCCAACGCAGCCACAACCAGTTTCAATCGAGTAAACGCCAGTGCGGGTGCTCTACATATAGGTCTGGGACGCCTGGCCACAGCGGCCACAGGTGCAGCATTCATTGGTCTTGCTGCCAGTGCAATCACTCTGGCAGATGCTGTGGACGATCTCAGCAAGGCCACCGGCTTCACTATTGCCAGCATTGTGGGCCTACAAGGTGCTGTCAAGGGCTTTGGCATCAGCATGGAACAGACCAACAAGAGTCTGGGCTTTTTCTTTACCAAGATTGATGAAGCCGCTGAGGGTGGTGCCAAGGCACAGGCCACATTCAATCAACTGGGCATTGACCTAGGTGATCTTAGAACACTCAGCGAACAAGGCCTACTCAACAAGGTAATTGAACAATTGGCCTTGTTGCCACAGAGTGCTCAGAAAACTGCCATTCAAGGCGAACTGCTGGGCAAGGCATTCCGTAATGTGGTTATTGATCCTGCTTTTGTGGCTGACCTCAAAGCCGGTGAAGGTGCTGCAGGAGAAATGGCAGAACAAATTGCACGAGCCGCAAGACTCAATGATCAATTTGAAGCCAGCATGTTCAAACTCAAACTGGCATTCTTGCAGGCGTTTGGTCCCATCATTGATGGCATATCAACTGTGGCATCAGCACTGAGCAAGATGCCAGGTCTGATCGAACTGGTAAGCATTGCATTATTGGCCATTCCTGGTATAGCGGTAGGCCGTGCCATTGTGAGTGGCTTGAGTTTTGCTGTGAAAGGATTCAATGTATTGCGTGGTGCAGCAACCGCTGCTGGTGCTGCAATGAAAGGTGGCCTAGCAGGTAGTGCCAGAGGTGCTGCTGGTAAGAATGCTAGAGACGTAGGCAGTTTTTTTGGTGCTGCTGTGCCTGTTGTTGCTGGTGTTGCCGCAGGTGCTAATGCAGTGCTGGGCGGTGGATCAGGCAAGGCCAGCGATGCGGCTGCGGTAGCAGCAGGCAAGGAAGCTGCTGCACAAAGACAAGTTACTGATGCACTGGCAGGCAAACGTGCCGAACTCAATGCAGTATACACTTCGTATCTCAAAGCCAACCAAGCTCAGATTGAAACTCTAAATCTTGATTCAAAACTCATAGGCAAATCAAAAGAATTTGCTGATGCAGAGCGAGCCAGAGCCGATGTGCTAAAACGCAGTGCAGACGAAATACAAAAACTCGAGGCCCAAAAGGCCCAGATGAATGAGAATGACAAGAAACTGGGACTTGGCAAGGTCTATGATGAACAAATTGCCAAGATCCGGAGTGTGCAGGCAGCAGAAGCAGAGAAGGCCGCAGCGGCAACTGAAAACAACAACAGACTGATCACGCTGGACAAGATGCGTAATTTTGAACTGAGTCAACAGGTCAGTCTCAATCAGCAACTGGCCACCTTGCAAGACAGCATTGCAACACAGATGTTGCCAGAAATCGAAAAACGCTACTATGCCATTGGTGCTGCTGCCAAAGCCTCGGCAGCTGCAGAAATTGCCGCAGAGGAATCTCGCCTGGGTCGCAAGCTGAACACAGCCGAAATAGAAAACTACTACAAGATAGCAGCACTGGGTTCAGAAAAATTAAAACAAAAACAACTGGAATTGTTGCAGGTTGAAAGCAAGCGTAGCCTGGTGTTGTTTGGTATCAAGGCACAGATTGACAGTGAAAACAAACTGTTGAGCATTCAGGATGAAATGGCCAAGCTGACCTTGCCAACCATTGAACAAAAATACTACGACATTGCAGCCGCTGCGAGAGACACAGCCAAGGCTGCAATTGAAGCACAAGAAGCAACACTGGGTAGAAAACTTGACCCTGCAGAAGTCAAAGCCTACTATGATGCAGCCTCAGCAGGCAGTGCTAAACTGGCCCGGCAGACCAAATCATTGTATGATCAGTCAAGAACATTCAGCACAGGCTGGAAAAAAGCATTCAACGAATATCGAGACGCTGCCACAAATGCAGCCTCTGCTGCTGCCAGAGTGTTTGAAAAGTTCACTAGTGGTCTGGAAGATGCTCTTGTGGACTTTGCCAAGACAGGCAAGTTTGAATGGAAGAACTTTGTGGCCGACATGGCTGAAGAACTACTACGCAGTCAGATCAAACAGACCATTGCTGGTCTAGGCAGTGCGTTTGGTCTCGGTGACCTGTTTGGTGGCGGTGGAGGTGCACCTGGTGACACACCCAACAATCCAACCTATGCTTATGTTGTGAACGGCGGCGACATGGGCGGTCTCATAGGCAGCATGGCCGGAGGCGGAGGTGGTGGCGGAGGTGGTGGCATCCTGGGAAGTATATTTGGTAGCGGTCAGAAATCCCCAACCACGAGTGGTGGCGGCGGCGGTGGTATTGGTGGCATCCTGGGCAGCATTGGTTCTGGAATCGGTAATGTGTTCAGTGGTATCACCAACGCAGTGGGCAGCATATTTGGTGGCGGCGATAACGCTGGCGTGGGAAGACGTGACGCCGGTGGTGGAGGTGGCGGATTCTTTAGTGGCATCAGCGACTTGTTCTCGGGATTCTTTGCCAACGGTGGTAACATACCACGTGGACGTTTTGGTATTGCCGGCGAGAGCGGTCCAGAACTCATTGGCGGCCCTGCATCAGTAACACCCATGTCAGGCACCCAGGTGACCTACAACATCAATGCAGTAGACGCTGCCAGTTTCAAGGCCATGATAGCAAGAGATCCTACATTTCTTTACGCTGTGAGTGAACAAGGACGCAAGTCAGTAGCAGGAGCAAGATAATGACAACAGCATTTCAATATGTTTTTGACAACGCTGAAGCAATCAGCATAAACAAAAGACGTGTGATAGGATCAACAGTCACACGTGACAACACAGTAAGAGCAGTGAGTCGAGGTGGACAAACCTGGCGATTTGAAGTCACCTTACCTGACGGCATTTCCTGGACCAATCAAAGACCCTACATTGAAAAAATGGAATATCTTGACAGAAGCACAGTAGGAACTGTGCAGATCAACAATGCAGGTTACAACAACTGGTTCATGCGATACCAGGGCAACAGCACAAGCACAATGACTGCTACATTTTCAAGTGGTAGCACTATCACTCTCACTGGCGGTCAAGCCGGCAGCGGCTACAACTTTGTGGCAGGTGATCTGATTCAGTTGGGATCCAGTGGTCATGTTTACTCGGTTGCAGCTGATGTTGCTTTTAATTCAAACACTGTGACTCTGAATCGTCCGGTATCAGAAGCAGCAGGCACCTATACCCTGATCAGAGGACCACTAGTGACCTGGAGTGTGATTTGCACAGAGTTTCCCAGCTGGACAATTTTTGCACGTGATCAAGTTTCATGGTCTGGACCATTTGTGTTCTATGAAAGTCTTGTATGATCAATCTTGATTCCTATGCAGCAATTCAGACCAATCTATTTGTTCGCATTGATGTGCCCACACTAGGTGTGCTGAAGTTTAGTGATTACTACAAGGCCTACACTGTGAACAGTGAAAGCTACACCTCACTAGGTAGTCTTGTGAGTGTGAGTGACACAATAAGTGAACTCAAACTCAGTGGCACTGAACTGAATGTTTCTATCTCAGGAATACCCACTCAGAACATGGATGCAGTATTGGATTACAAAATCAAAGGTGCACCTATCACAGTGTATAGAGTATTGTTTGACGTCACTACCGGAGCACAACTTGTGGTGTCCGGTAATCCAGCAATAAAATTTGCAGGCATTGTGAACAATTACAATCTGGTGGAAGAATTCGACAGTGTGAGCAAAAACAGTCAGGTCACAATCAATTTTGTATGCACCAGCAACATTGGTATTATTCAGAATCGTGTGAGTGGTCGTAGGACCAATCCAGATGATCAGAAATTGTTTTTTCCTGCAGATGTTAGCATGGATCGTGTGCCAAGTCTTGTGGGTGCAAACTTCAATTTTGGTGCACCTTTAAGGAGCAACGCATGAGTTTTTTTGGTGATATCCTTTCGGGAGTTGGTAGTTTATTTGGCCTTGGAGACAATGCCAACAGCGGCGGCATTGGTGCTAATATTGCCAAAACTGCTTTGTTGGGATTTGCATTAAATCAAATAACCAACAGTCTCAACAAAGACAATGATGCACTAAAGCAAGTGCAACCATACAAAGCACAGGTGGATCAAGGTGTTCGTTTGCAAGTGTCACCCTCGGCCAATCAAAAAATTCCTGTGTGTTATGGTCGTTCAACCCTGGGTGGTATCATAAACGACGCAAGACTCAGCACTGATCAGCAGCAGATGTATTATGTGATAACCATTAGTGAAAAAACAGGCACCAAGCTGAGTGACAGTGCGGCCAGTGCTTATGTGTTCAATGACATATTCATGGATGACGAAAGAATCATATTTCAAAGTGATGGCATCACAGCGGATTTCACAATTGACAGAGATGGCAACAAAGACTACGGAGCACAAGGTGTAGTAGAAGTCTACTGCTTTGCTGGAGACAGTGAAAGTCCACAGGTGCCAGAATACTACACCAATGGTAGTCTAGTGTCTGCTTATAACATTGTGCCTGGTTGGACACCAGCACACATGATGGAAGACTTGATTTTCATTGTGGTCAAAATTACTTATAGTCCAGAGTCTGGTCTAACTCGAGTGCCTAGCATGATGGTGAATATCAGCAATAGTATGACACTACCAGGTGATGTGCTATATGATTATATGACCAGCAATCGCTATGGATGCGATATTGCCGCAGCAGAAATCCTCACATGAGCACACTAACACAACTCAACACATTCAGTGCCAATGCTGTTGTGTTCACTCCAGACACTGTGGTCATTGACAGATCAGTTGGCAATGTGTTTCAACATGTTCCTGTGACCTGGAATGCTGTGAGAACACTTGGTGTGCTCACAGGAACAGGTGTGCAATTGACATATGCAATTCAGTCAGCCAATGTCACAATCAGTTTTCCAGACAGCAGCTTTGCCACAAATATTTTGAGTATCAGCACAGTGGGCAATGTGACCACTGTGGGCAATATCCGCACTGTTCTGGATTACAATGCTGCACGAGCCACTTTCAATCCAGGTGCGGCCGCAGGCAACATCACATACACAGTGGCACATATCAATAGCAACAACGCAGCCGGCAACATCAATGTTTCCTATATTGGACAGCCTGTATAATGCAGAGTCTGGGCAATCTAAACTCTGTTAGCGGCAATTCTGTCACATTCAGTGCAGTAGAAAATGTTGCTGTGCCCGAAGGTCCATCTGAGTATGTGGCCCGAGTTCCCACCTGGGAAGTTGTGAGAAAATTTGGCAATGTGGCTGGCAATGGTTATAGTATCACACAGAATTTCACATTCACTGGCAACATAATAGGCAATGCCACCCTGGCGGTTGACACAGTTGGTAATGTAACTTACAGCATTGTGGGCAACTCAGTTGCAATCAACAATATCCGGAGTGTGCAAGACTATCTTGGATCTAGGATCCGCGTGGCTATTGCAAATGATGTGAGTGGCAATTTTAGCCACCTGGGCAATGTGATCAACACCAACACTGGCAACAGTTTTCAATTTGAGATCTTTGTGAATGTTGTTGAGGCACCAGAATTCAACACTGCAAATCTAGCCAACATTGCCTATGACTTTTTTGGTTCCAATGTCACAGTGCTCAGCAATGTGATTACTGATATTGCAAATTCAGCACCACGAGTTGTCACTGCTGGTCAACCAGCCGGCAACGCCACAGTGACCATTACCAGTCAGGACGCAAGTGCTTTCATAAGTCTAAACACCACCAGCACAGCCGCAATCACAAAGACTTTCAGCACAGTGGGCGGCAATGGTGTGTTGACTCTTGTGGGCACTAGACCCAATATAAATTCACATTTGTCAACCTTGACAATGACCAAGAACAATGCCAACATCACAAGACTTGTGAGACAAATCAGCTATGAGTGTTCAGGACCTGCTGGCATCAATTTACAAACTGTCACAGGCAATTACTTTGCAAACTTTGAAGATCC